CCAGACCGAGGGATGCGTGCAGATCGGTTTGATGTTTGCATGCATGGACGACCCGAAGCCTACTCTTGCCGAGAAATGGAATCGACGCGCCCCCACGCAGGGCGCAGATGCGCGACCGGTGGCGATCTATCAGGTGCATATGAATGGATCAGGCACTTGGCTAGACATCACGCAGCGCGAGCACGAAGACAACGTCGCACGGGGCATAAAAAGTCGCATCGTCTACGCCACCCGCGACGCCGCGCCAAACATAAACGAGCAGCGGTATCTATGGCTGAGAGAGCAGCACTGGAACGAATCAAATGTGGCTGTCGTCTTAGCACCGAAGAAGGCAGTAAAACTCGGTTACGACTGCCCAAGCGGCCAACGTCTAGACGAAATTATTGATGCTGCCCGCTCTGCCATCGTTCCAAGGGAGAAGACATGACTGATCACGAAACGTTCGAAGCATGGTGGCTTGAACAGACCCGCCAAGGCGATCCTGCACGGCGCTTGAATCTTCAGCGAGACGCGTTCATTGCAGGGATGCAAGCAGCCCGCGCCACTGCGGAAGAGAGCGAGCCTCTCCCAAAGGACTTTGCGTCATTTCACCGTCAAGCGCATGCGTGGAAAGACCTGATGCATAGTGGAGAGCACGATCCTTGGTATGTTGCTATGCCCAACGGTGCATTGTTGAAGCTGGGCTATCACGCCGATGATGCGGTGGATAAAGCGCACGCCGAGTTCATTGCTAACGCGATTAATACCGCGATGCGCAAGTCGCAACAAGACGCTGCTATCGAGTCGAAGCCAGCGGAATCGCGCATATCAGATGCGTGGATTAGCGTGAAGGAGCGGCTGCCTGACTTCGATATTCCAGTGGCCGTTGCTTGGGACAAAGCGCCGTGGCGCACCGATGGCGAATCGGCTATCGACGACATGCTGCATGCACGGAACAATGATTTTGACGGATGGCTCTGGTACACCGTTTCCACTGGCGATCTAGACGAATGGGATACGGAAGATATGCCGACTCACTGGATGGCACTTCCGGCTATCGAGTCGCAACGAAGAGGGGATGGATCGTGATACATCGAATTGTCTGCGCGGCAAACCGGAAGGCATTCACCGGCCATATTGTTCTCGGAATCCGTCATTGGGACGCCTTCATGCGCGGCATGCATTCGGAAGGCGATCCCGTCGACCAAGGCTTCATCGATAACAAGGGCGTTTTCTTGAGCCGCACTGAGGCATGGAAAGTAGCCGAGGCCGCGGGCCAGATCATCCGTCGTGTAGGCGGCGATGAGACGAACGGCGGAACGCTTTATTCCGAGAACCTTTACTGAAGTGACCACAGCGGAGGGAGGGAGGATGGACAAGTTGACGTTGATAACCGCGCTGCTGGATAAGGTGCGAGAACTGGATAACCATGCGGGGCTTTTGATAGGAATCGTCGTTCACGATCCTAAGGCTGGATCCGAATTGGCATTGCGGTTTCCTCCACGTTGCCCGGTTGGAGATGTGGCGCTTGCTTGTGCGCAATTGACTGCGGCAGCTATGGGCAAGATAGCTGAGTAACTCCCGCTACTAGCGGGAAGGGGGAGAGAGATGGATCCAGCTTTGAAGAAAATGCGCGCTCTCGCCGAGGCCGCAGCAATTATTGGCGCGGCAAGCAATATGGATACGTGGCCGAAGATCGTGATTCAGTTAATCGATGAGATCGATCTACTGAAGACTGAGGTGGAACGGTTGACTCATGGAGATCCCGCGTGAAAAAGACAAAGTGGTATGACGGCGTCGAGCCTGTGCATAAGGGTGTCTACGAACGGCGCTATTCGTGGGGTGTCAACTTAGCATATTTCGACGGTGCTGATTGGGGGCTTGCCAGCGAGACAGTGGAAGCGGCTCACCTCTGGGGCACTCAGTCAGATGCGCGCGCGGAAGGCGGTCTGCCGTGGCGCGGCCTGACGGCACCAGCATGAGCCATAACGTGGAAGCAGTACTTCGGGTTGCAGCGCTATATTTTGGGGTGACAAAGGAATGGAAGCACTTATAGCTCAAGTGGCCCCTGCGCCAAAAAAGAGCAAGCCGGCGCCGAACATCTATTGGACGATTAAGCAAAACTGGAATGGAGTGCTCTGGCCGCGGCTATGGCCGAACGAGGCATATGGATGGCGAGAAGTGAAGAAGGAGACTGGCAAGTCAAGACGCCAGATTGAGGCAACGCACGACTGGTCAATGGTTCGTGTTCATGTCAGCGAACTTACGCTCATTGCGCCTGCCGACCTCTCTTCCGAACGCGCTCTAGATGAAGCTATACCAGCTATTCCGCTTGAGATCGATGGAGTCAGCGGAATCATTGACGCAGGCCGGATGCATCTGCCGTCGGGCGTATATTTCTTGTATTTTCGCGGCGTTCTTCAATACGTTGGCAAGTCGGTAACTCCTGCTTCGCGCCTGAACCAGCATCGCCAGGTAGGGCGAGTATTTGATCAAGCGTTCGTGTTGCCCGTCCCGCAGTCCATGTTGGATCAGGTTGAGGGCGCATTAATAAGAAAATTCCAACCGCCGCTCAATGTAACGATGCCGATTGTCGGCCTTGATGACGACGCTCGCGTCTTGGCTGATCTTGGTTTTCAGGGTCGGCTGCTGGAACCCCCTGCGCCTATTGAGGAGAAAATCGATGTCTGACAGACTTATGACCGCCGAGGAAATCGAGCGCATGACCGGCTGGAAGCGTTACACGAAGCAAGTGCAGTGGTTCTTGGAACAGTTTGGCGTGAGGGTCGCCGTATGCGCCGACGGCAGTCCGGTCATGACCTGGGCGAACTTCAATGCGCTGAACGCGCGCCGGCTTGGATTATCATCCACCGAACCAGCGCCCAAGAAGCGCTTCGCCCTCGTCTCTGATAACAGAAGCGCCAAATGAATGCACGTCGCCGCACCGTCCCTGACGGGCTCCCTAACCGCGTCTATCCGAAGAGCGGAAGCTGGTATTGGTTTCCGAAGGGCGGCCGGTGGATCAAGCTATGCCGGATCGATGAAGGCAACCTCAAGATGCTCAAGCGACTGGCAGCCGAGATGGAGAAGCGCGAGGGTTTGAAGGGAACCGGCAATATCCCCGCCTTTGTCGACATGTACATCGCCGCCAAGAAAGATGAGCATCGCGAGAAGGGTTGGTCGAATTATGGTAACCCGGTAAAGGCAGACTTCATCAACTTTGATCTTGAGGGTGTCGATGCTGCAGCATGCGCGCGATTCCTCAAAGCCCATTGGTCGACGAAGCTATCGATGCAGCGAGCCATGCGCGCGTTCCTGAGCGGCTTCTTTCAGTGGTGCCGGGAAGAAGGCTATTACGACCAGCCGAACCCAATGACGGGCATGCGCATCAACTCCCCGCGCCCGCGCCAGGTGTACATCACGAACGAGCACTTCGAGGCTATCCGGGCGCAGCTCGCCAGCCAGCCGATGATCTTGTGCATGGTCGATCTGTGCTACCTGACGCTGCAGCGATCCACCGAGATCCGTGACCTGCGCTGGCGCAAGACCGACGACAAGACTGCGAACTGGGTGGACCGCGATAACGGCGTGATTCACTTCGTGCCGTCGAAAACCCGCGAGTCGAGCGGCATCGCGATTGATTGGCCCATCACGCCTGAGATCGAAGCCGTTCTTGAGCGCGCGCGGACGTTCGGCAAAGTTAAGTCTCCCTACGTCATCCACACGCCGAAGGGTGGTCAATGGGTCAACACGCACGCGCTGAAGATGTGGCACAAGGCATGCAAAGCTGCCAAGCTTGAAAGCTACAAATACACGATCAAGGACATCCGCGCGAAGGCAATGACCGATGCCGAAGCGCAGGGATATGAGATGGATGCCTTGAAGGTTGCCGCGGCGCACAGCGACATTGCGACAACGAAGGTTTATATGAAAGACCGCAAGACGCCGCTCAGTAATATCCTTTTGAAGCTGCCGAAAAGCGCATAAATATTAGAAGCCATATTAGAAGATCGTTGCTGGTATTGGGTTTCAAGGCAAAAAAACTGAGTGCCGCTCAAAGCGTGAAAATCACGGTTCGGCCTTACTGGATAATCGTTTGAAGGCAGTCATTTCTAATATTCTGCACAAAAAACAGGCACGAAGGCATAAGGCTTTGCGGAACAAAAGCAGTAAATATTAGAAACTTTCGGCCGATGATAGGATTGGATTTTGCCGCTGAGCGGCGAGGAGGCGGGATGCTTGAACTAAACGTAGACAAGGAAATGGCCGACGCGCTATGGGATGCGTCGAGAGAGTCGAACCCGGCGGTTCTGACCGTATTTCACGATGGAAAACTGATCCAATTCCGGCTTGGCTTCCGCTCTTCCGAGATCATCAAGCATGGGCCGACAGGCTGGCGACATGGAAAGGAATGCACGGTGAAGCTGGAATTGGTGCAGTTGGTTGACGCGACGATGGAGACGTTATGACGGATCGAGAATTGACTGAACTGGCTGCCAAAGCCGCAGGCCTATCTGGTCGGTGGAACGAACCGTTTCAATGGCTGGATTTGGACGGCGCTCATACCAAAGGCAAAGCGCGGACTGCGTGGAGCCCATTGATCGACGACGGCGACGCGCTACGGCTGGCCGTGAAACTTGACATCAGCATCCGACAGCAATTCGCGATGGTGCAGGCCGAATATCCGTTGCTCGACGAAGAATACAACACAAGAAAGGTGCTCTGCGAGGGCGTGCTAGATGATTACTATGCTGCGACGCGACGTGCAATCGTCCGGGCGGCCGTTGAAATCGGGAAGAAGGTTGACGCGCCGCTAGTACGGGCTGATTGACCGTCGCTAAAAGGAAGTGAGATGAAAATTTCGGAATACATCGAAGCGCTTCAGGCAATTCATGCGACTGAAGGCGATTTGGAAGTGGTAACGCATCACGCCGGTCAAGGCGCGTCATCGATCGGCCTAGACTTCGCGGCGCTCTCTGCGCCTCGTGTCGGGTACACGTACTCTCATATGGGCGGTAAAGGCGTGAGCGCAACGAAGAGAGAGCCGACCGACACGATCAAAGAGATCGGGAAAGTCGTCTTTATCCACGGATGATTGATCGTCGCTAATAGCGAGAGGAGATGGGATGAAAACAGCAATTATGGAACTGGGCCACTTGGTGAACTTCACGATTCCAGCCGATATGCCGGATTCCGGCTGCTATGTGGAAATGCCGGGTTTCAAGGGCAATATCACGCGCGCCGAGCTTCAGGCGATGATCGACCAGGCGCGCTCTGTGAGCGTCTATACCGTCGGCGGCATAGGTGGCGGCGGCGGCGTAGGACCGGCTCAATTCGCCGCTGGCTCCAATGGGTCTGTGGGTGGGTTTGGCGGCGGGGCCGCAGGACCGACCGACGATAGCTACTGGCGAAACAAAGCGAAGGAACTGAACAGGCCGATTTCCGTTGTAGGTTTTAGCAGCGGTAACGGAGCCTTTACCGGATGGCTATTCCCCGATGGGCATTCCGAGCAGCTTCCTGTTGGCGAAACGCCCGTGTGGCCGAAGGTTGACGCGGCGCGACAGGCCGGGAGGGAGGGATGATGAAACCGGTATGGTACGGGTTGTATGAGCGAATCGCCAGAGTGAACGGACTTACCGGGCACGGGCGTAGGGTGCTGCGGCGGCAAATGCGGAGTGAATTTCGGGATAACCTTCGAACGGCTCGGGCGGCCCTAGCGCCATTTGCCGGCAAGCGGATGACGAGCGTTACGCCTGAGCAGATAAAGGAAGCCCTGATTGCCGCTTTCGCACCACCAGAACAGGTCGAACTCAATATAACTTTCGCAGACGGAAAGATATTGCACGTCTCGGCAAGTGGCGCTGTCGAAATGCTGGAACTGGCCGGGAGGGACGGGTAATGTTTGATGATGACGAACCACCGGTCAGACTGATCGACCCGCACAAGGAAGTGCTGACCGGAACGGGATGCGAATTGGATGCGATCGGCGATTTGCCGGACGTGGACTTGCCGCGCGCCAAGGTCGAGACCGATGCCTCTTACAGGGAGCGCCTAGCCGTCAAACTGACGTCCTGGTTCGACACGCTCACCCCAGCAATAGCCACGGGCGAATATCTTGACCATTGGCACCGCGGCGCGACGAGCGGCGAAACGAACGCACCTCCGGACGACACGAAGCCCCGAGAGAACCACGTTCGCGATGCTGTGCGGGCGAATTCTTAGGAGATTGCGTGAGCACAAACGAACGCATCTGGCTTGCGATCATCGCTTTCTGGGTGGTCGTAGACCTTGGTTTGATGGCGTGTCTGAAGCCATAGGAGAGCGCGTGATTAACCCAATCAAGTCTTTGTGTGCCGCACACTCCGCGTGCAAAGAGCAGAAGAGAATCAACCAAGCTTGGGACGAAGAATATAGTCGCGCCAAGCCGGCCGAATACCCGTGCACAATAGGTCAATCCGGCATCACCGACCTGACCGCCCGCGAATGGCGCGGCCCGGTGCACGATGGTGAGACTGGGGCGACTAAATAGGAGATGAGATGGAAGAGACAGCAAGGATCGTAATGGCGATTCTGTTTGGCGCACTATCACTGTCATCCGCCATCGGATGCTATTCAATGGCCGCAAGATGGAACCCATTTAAGCCAACAGCAGAGTTGGCGAAACCAGAGCCGACCCAAAGCGAGCGGTCGCTACAAGGTCCTTTGTCGGCACCAGAGATGGCATTCCGTCTATCCGTTGCTCAGCCAGGAGACTATGAATTAAAGGTCTACGATGGCGGGAAGCGCTATATCTTTGATCGTGTAAGGTAACGGACAGAGATGAGATGGCAGCGATCTACCTCTACATGCCCCGCTGAGGAGCCGGTGGCGTTATTGTCGCGACGCGTGATGATGGTGTGGTAGTGGAGTTCCGTGGTGCTGCGTATTCGGATTGGGATTTAGGCGAGGATTCGCCCATGTTGTACAGGCTGCATTCGTGCCTACGGCGGATCAACATCTCGGAACTGCATTGCGGCAATGTCGAGACGATGACGCCGTGGCACGATGAGTGGGAAGAAGTGCGGGGGATGTTTGAGGCGGGGATTTAGGCGATGGCCAGCGCCGCAATAACGCGCGCGATCATATGGTCGCGTATATTCGGAAACGGCAGCGCAGGCCTCCCGATAGGCGTAAGCAGCGCGGCATGCTGCCAGTCAGGAGGCAGATCGGTCACAAGATCGTTTCCGTTCCTGTACAAATTCACCGGAACTTTGGAGAGCAACGTCCTCACGCTCAAGTCTGGACTCACGCGCGGTGGCTCGAATCCATACACAGCCACGGGCGGCTTCACATCAAGGGTCAAGGCCACGGCGGCACACAAGGCAAGTGCTGCACCAAGTGAATGTCCCACCAGCGTCACCGGCTGATCGCCGACCGCCGCTTTGACGTCCAGCGCGATCGCCATCCATGCCGACCAGAAACCGGAATGGATTTTCCCGACACCGCATACGTTGACCGGCTCAAAGCTGAAGTCAGCGCCCCAGCAATCGCGATTGTCCGTGCCCGGGAAGGCGACGCACAACCCGGCCGCAGTTTGCCGGACGATGGCGCGAGATGCACTGCTCGCTTTACCGATGTCAGGCACAGCGCTGTATGCTTCCTGCGCCAGCAGCGCGAAATCGTACGGCGTCATCTCGGATTCGCCGCGATGAGGTTCTTGAGCGCGGTGCCTTCGGGCTTGATGTTGCCGCTTGAATCACGGAGGCCATACGCGCCATCGGCAAAATCGTACAACTCGTAGTACCAAGTCCCTTTCCACTGGGAGCGTGCGAGCACTTCGGGGAAGATTGAATCGATGTACGAACTTACTGTCGACGATGAAACACTAGGATCGCCCTTACCGGTTTCGGATAGGTAAATCGGCTTGGAGGTAAGCGCGGCAATGGCTGTGAAAAGATTCACAACACCCGATTGGCCACTCGTCGAGGCCGGGTCGCCACCGGTTTCGTAGTCGTGCCACGTGTACGCGTCGACGTCTGGCGCGCCGTGGGGAGCCGCAGAACCGTTCGGCAACGTTCCATTGACCAGCATCTGCAGCCAGCCCGTGTGAATGTAGGTGCCGTTGATGGCGAGCTTGGTTGTACGGCCAGTGTCAACTGTGTGCCAACCGTCGCAGAAACCTGAGTAAGCCGCCTGGTACAGACCGGTCTGAGTTGCGTTGAACTGAGAAGGCACGTTGCCATCGGTACCGCCGAGAATGGCTACGATATCGTCCTCGTTTCCAAACACGACCAAAGGGGAGCCGGCGAGAATTGAAGCCGCCGACGCGCCGAAGCTCTTCATGTTGTTGTACATCGTCGTGGTAGAGCCCGACAACGTACCTGACACTGGGATCAACTCGGGCACGAGCGTGATCGGAGCCCACTGGGGAATCAGCGCGGCAAGAGTAGAGCAATCCCCAAGCGTGTATGCATCAGCGCAGACCGTGGTCAGCCCAATCTGCTGACAATCCGCTTTTTGCTGAGCAACGGACCGCGAGGTGTAGATGCCGCCTTGAGCAGGGTGAATGTCCGCGCCCCAATACAGGTCGGCGGTCGTCGCAGGCGGCGTCACGGTGACAGGAGGTGTAACGACAACCGGTGCAGCCACGACAACGCTCACCGAGACCGTCGCCTGAGTGCCGCCCGATTGCCCGGCCGCCACGCTGAACGCGATCACGTTAAGTTGGCAAGTACCGGTGAGCGCGCCCATGTTGACGGGAACTGTAAATGCGCCGCTCGCACCCGGGGTTATATCGGCACCAACCTTGTTGCCAGAGGCGTTATCCCACACCGCGACGTTGACCCACTGCGAGCCAGCTACGCCGACGACGTTAAACGTGGCGCTCTCTGCAGCATTAGCCACAGGCGAGCTGACCGTCAGCAAATTAGCGGCAGGCGCAGGCGGTGGCACAACTACAGCGACATTGTTCACGACGACACTGACCGTGGCGACGTTCACGCCATCGCTAAACGAGAGAGTTTGAGCCCCGTTTGCGAGTTGTGTCGTATCGACAGGAACACTAAAAGGCACCGGCTGCACGAGAACCACCGAACCTAGGATGGCGGTACCGTTCATTGCCTGAACAGTTACACCGCCATCGGTACCGGTGAGATTGATAGTGCCGCTAACTGTCGCGCCCGCGGCGGGCGAAGTTATTACGAGTGCCATGAAAGGCTCCTGCGATTTGAACGATAGGGGTGTTACGCGACCACAGCAGTGCTCGCTGCAACGGGGGCGGCCGGCGCAGGAGTGATCGGTGCGCCAGTGAGGGGCGTTGACGTAGGCACGACGGCCGGTTGCAGAGCGACTGCGGTGTTGATCGCGAGCGTCACCAAGTCGATAGCTGCGTTCGCTTCGTTCTTCGTTTGCGCCGCGAGACTCGATGCGGCGACAGCGGCCTTGAGCAGTGGCAATGCCGTGTTGGCCAAGTTCTGAAGATTCGGCGTGGTGACGGTCGCGCCGGCCGTGCATACTTTCGCGAGTGCGGGCTGAAAATCGTTCGTGAGGGTGGCTTGTGCGCCGCCCGTGAAGACGCCGTCATCCGTGAGAATTTGAACAGCGGTAGTGGAGTCCGCGCAGACGATCGCGACCTGCTGAGTAAATGTCAGCGTCGGCATTGAGCCATTGCACGCGGAGAGAGCGAGCGCGACGAAAGCTGCCGCGAACGGCATAAGATTGCGTTTCATGATGGTTTCCTAAGGGGTAAGTTTCACGACAGCGGCAGCGGTGTTACCGACAGCAGTAGCCACATTTGAAATGACAGCGCCTTGCGCAGTAAGGGGTGCTGTCGCTCCCACACCGGTTTCTTGGAAATGCACGGTTACGACGTTCTCGGCAGACGTTGTCAGATCGAACGTCAAGGCGCTGATGTCCTTCCCGTTGATCGCTAAGGCCTCGCAACACACCATCTTTTGAAGGTTTGGCTCATAGAACGGCTTCACTGAATAAGTGGCCGTGCCGGCGCACCCGGAGAGCGACGCAGCCATGAGGACGAGCGCGGCGCGGATCACGACTTGACGATTACCGTTGGCGCAGCAACCGGCGCGGCCGGCGTTGCATCAGGCTCGTCGTCCGGATTGAAGTGGTTGTAGGTCGCGTGAATGCCTGCTGCGAGCAGTCCGGCTACAAGTGCTGAAACAGCCGCGGGAACAGGTGTGTGACAGCCAGCCATAACCCAATCAACGGCGGGCACGAGGGATGCAGCACTGACGACGAGGCCGCCCGTGCTGACGCTGGATTTGTTCATGGATGCTCCAAAAATAAAGCCGCTCAGTGGCGGCCATGAATGGTGTGAATGCGGAAACTCACCGGCACCGCGACGACAACCTTGCGGCGGCACCAGCGCGGCCAGCGAGGCCGCCAACGCAGCGCCGCGCGCATCAGGACACCGTTACGGTCACAACCGAGGGAATATCGATCGAAACATCGGGAGCGGCGATGGTGAACTCTGCCGAGACAGCGGCAGCGCCAATTGCTGTGCCGGATGCGTCAACGGCTTGAGCGCTTGCGGTATAAACGCCGGGAGCGACATCAGCGAACGTTGCCGAGTACGGCGCGACCGAGATGACTTGCGCAGGAACTGCGCCGCCGGACAGGCTGATGGACACGCCCGCCGAAACGGTGCCAGCGGCGAAGGGTTGCGATTGGGTTTCGACTGCGACGATAACGGTGCTCATGGTGTTTCCTTGATGGTTGGTGAGGTGCTACGGGATTGGCTTAGTTGCCGTTGGTCAACGTGAACGACGAGTCCGAAACTGTCTGGCCAGTGGCGATCGTGGCGCTGCCGACGAAGTTCATATCGAAGCCACTGGTGACGCCGCAAGTCCCGTCGATATGCGGCGTGCTGCCCGATGTGGTAATCCGAAACCACGTTGCGGCCGTACCTGCGCCGGCGCCTGCCGTACCCGTGCCAGAAGTGATCGAGTTCAGCGTTAGGACGCCGCCGGACGGCGCGGGCGCGAAGGTTGCATTGCAGGTAAGCGTGGCGAGCAGAACCTGAGACGTGATCGCCGTATCGGGATTCGTCGGCTGCGTACCGCTGTAGATCAGCAACAGCGCACTCGCGCCCACGGTGGACGTGATTGCCGCCTGTTGCGCGTTCTTCAATACGGCGCTGTACTTAAGATTCGAGGCCATTCATAAACTCCGAGGCAAATAAAAAGCCGCCCGGAGGCGGCTCGTATCAAGTGAGGGAAGATCAGAGATTTTTAACTTGCAGCGTGAACGAACGATTTGCCGTGTCGGGTACGTTGGTCTCTATGAAGTTGGATACCAGATAGGCGTTATTGGCAATGCCGCCCGACAGATAGAAGTTCACGACCATCCCATTTATAACGACTGGTGAAGCCAGCGTCGCCGGGGCTTGAACGGTGATAGTCGCGCTGGTGATCGTTACGCCTGGAGGCAAAAAATTCGTCCAATCGAATGCGTAGGGCAGCACATCCAAAGGATCCTTTGGCGGAATATTGTTGAAGCTTGGGAACGCCATTGCGGCTCCGAAAAAGATTACCGGGGGCCAACCACGAAAGATCGATCCTCCGCAGGGACAACGAAACTTCGGTTCTGAGGCGGAACGGTGAGCGACCGGTTTTCAGCCGGAACCGCAAAAGACCGAGTCTCAGCGGGAACCATGAAGCTTCGGTTCTCAGCTGGGACCGTGAACACGATCGGGTCGACAAACACCCACGAGATCGACGCGCTCGCGGCTGAGGCGTTTGGTTGCTGAGTAGCCGCCGCAGTCGCGGTGACCGTATTGCCGATGACAAGCGCCGTTGCGGCCGCAGTGTTGGGCTGCTGAACTGAACTACCCGATGCTGCGATGCCGACGGCACTCGTCGAGACAGCGACATTCGCGCCTTGAACAGATGCTGCCACGCTTGAGAGAGCAACCGAACCTGCCGCTGCGCCGACGTTCTTCGCCTGCGTCGCTGATCCGGTAGAAGCTGTCGCCACTACACCCGACGCCGCTGACGAATTCGGGTGCTGCGCGACTGCCACAGAGCCAGCAACGCCGATCGTCGCTGAGACTGACGCGGCGTTCGGTGCCTGCACGGGCGCGGCCGATGCCAGCGCAATGCTGCCGATCGCCGCCGTCGAGTTCGCTACGTTTGGTGCTTGAGTGCTCGCTGCGGATGTTGCGATGGCTACTGCACTGAGTGCGTTGCTCGCGTTCGGTTGTTGCGCCGGCGCGGCCGATGCGCCGACAGATATCGAGCTGGCCGATGCTGCTACGTTCTTGGCTTGCGTCGAGGCGGCGGCACCCGATGCCAATACCCCGCTGGATGCTATAGCGACATTGACTGCTTGCGTACTCGCTGCTGCCGACGTTACGCCGACCGCACTTGACGCACTGCTTACATTGGGCTGCTGAGTCGGTGCGGCCGAAGCCGTCGCCAAAATAGTTGCCCCACTCGCTGCGGCATTCTTCGCTTGGGTTGATGCAGCCGCGCCATTGACCGGCACGCTCGCGCTTGCCGACGCCGTGTTGCCGCTCTGCGTGGCCGATGCCGCCGAAGACACCGAGACTTGCCCCGATGCCGATGCGACGTTGCCGCCCTGCGTACTTGTCGCAGTTGCCGCCAGCGACACCGAAGCTGAAGCCGCGCTCGTGTTAGGCGCTTGCGTCGCTGCGACCGAAGCGGTGAGCGCCGTGGAACCGACCGAAGCCGACGCGGAACTGGCGTTCGGTTGCTGCGTACTGGCGGCTGTTGCCGATAGGCCAATTGCCGCGGCCGCGCTGCTGGTGTTTTTCTGCTGCGTACTTGCTGCGGCCGCGCTTACGCCAATGCTGCTCGATGCTGCTGCGGTGTTCGCGTGTTGAGATGACGCTACCGAAGCGCTGATGGCGATATTGCTCGCAGCGGCCGCAGTGTTTGGCTGCTGCGTTGACGCCACGGAGCCCGTAGCAACCGGCGTATAGCTGACAACGATAAGGCCTTGCGAGCCTGCCCCGCCTGCCCCACCAGTGCCGGCGTTATATCCACCGCCGCCACCACCACCACCATATGCGCCGCCTGCACCGCCCGTATTAGCGCCAGTACCCGAACCGCAACCACCGCCGCCACCGCCGGCACCCGCAGCACCGTTAGCCATGTCGGTGCCAGCGCCGCCCGCACCGCCGTTACCGCTGGTAGTCGTGCCACCGTCGCCAAACGCCCCGCCGCCGCCTGCGCCAGCGGCACCTGTACCGCCATTCGGCGAGGCCGTGGATGCGCCGCCGATACCGCCGGCGGAACTACCTGGACCTGTGCCCCCCGTTGCGCCGGGATTGCCTGTGTTAGCGGCTGGAGTCGCGCCGCCATCAGCGCCGCCGCCACCGCCGCCGCCAAAGTTAGCCCCTGATGTGCCGCCTGCTGCCCCTACACCATTAGGACCGGCCGCACCACCACCGCCACCGGCCCAACTCACTGATGCGCCGCCGGCACCACCCAAAGTCTTGACCGTACCGATGGCACCGGTCGTGGTAGCTACACCGCCTACGCCATTACCACCGCCTGTACTGCCCTTCGCACCAACCAGAGAAGCCGCGATAGTGGTCGCGCCAAACCACGTATCAGCACCCGCGCTGCCAGAGACGAGAGACGTGCCAGCCGTGCCGCCGCCGCCACCGGTACCGACGCTCCAATTCACCGCCGCGCCGGCGGCAAGCGAGATGTTGGTGACGCTGGAATAACTAGCCCCAGCACCACCGCTTTCGCCTAGACCGTTGGATCCGCCGCCGGCACCTGATAGGACTTCAACCTTGTTGTTCAGGGGGTTGAAGTCCGATGGCATAACCCCGGAGTTGGGGCCGGTCGCGGTAATGACCCAAAACTTTGTATAGGCCATTCAACCCTCGTAAACGCAAAAAGCCACCGCATGGGTGGCTGGGATATTCGGTGGTGCGGGGTGGTGTTACGTGGTCGCGGGTTCGTCGGGCATCACGTCTGATTCCATGGCGACGGCCAATCGTTGGGCACGCGCGCCAACTTGAGTCGCCCACGCAGAATTAAGCATCCCCGCTGCAGCCACCGCATACGCGCCGCGCTGCATCGCACCGAGCGTGTTGTGAAATGTCAGCAGCGTGCCGATGCCTAGGTTAAAGGCCATGTTCGCGACCACGCGCTGGCGCACTTCATCGAGGCCGCGCCACCACGGCAGAGCATGGTCGAGCAGACCAAAGGTAACGCCCAGGTCGCTGGTGAGCAGTGCATTGACTTGCTCATCGGACAGCGGATAGGTCCAACCTGCGGGAAGCGGAGATACGTCCAAATTGTGGCCGACGCCAACGGTTTGGTGGCCGGTCGTATCCACGTAAGGCGAATACTCCACGCCCTCATCGCGCCTAAGCTCGGCGATCATCAACGTCATATCCATGAGATACCTCAGAAGAACGCCTTATAGACTGCGACTACAAACTTGGGGAATGTCCCGTTCACGGCGTAATACCCCGCGGCGTACAGAAAAATCCCCGGCACGACGAGTGGAATAAACATCTGCTTGTAGAGGAACTTCCACGCTTCAGCGAGCCGACAAAAGAACCGCTTCGTGGCAACGCCTTCGTTCCACGCGGAGCGCATTGCGCCCGTGTCTTCGGATATCTTTCCTATGACGGTCGCTAGAGCGTCGATCTTCTCGCCCTGCCCGTTGATCACTACGTCCTGGCTACTGAGCCGAAGATTGACCGCTGCAAACTGTTTTGCTACGCCCTTCCATCGTTTGTCATCGGTGGTCAGGCTCTCGAATTCATCTTCGGATAGACCCTGCTGGTCTTGGTCGGTCATTCAATTGCTCCGGGAATAAAAAAACCGCCCGGAGGCGGTTGTATGCTTTTTCTAAATCAGAAGTGTTTAGTTCACCACTCCCCGATCACTTTTGTTCGTGAAGGCGCAGATATGTCTTCTCTTGCTCGATATAACCTAGACCCAAGCTGCATTCCCGGCCGCTCTATGAATCGATAAGTGACCCACGACGAACAGAGAACCAAGACAAGAGCGACTATGGCAACAGCCGGATAGCCCAAAGTCAGCCCTACCCGCGCGACGATATTTACCCAGAGTGGATGGCCAAAAATCAAGATAGGGCCGTGCAGAAGATACATGCTGTAACTGCGCTCGCCCCAGTAGACAACGAACCGATTTGAGAATACCCAGCTCGGTTTGATCGCCTGCCAGATTACAAGCGCGCCGAACACCAGAATGCACGATGCGTAATTTCTTTCCAACTCGGTCGATACCGGAAGGGACGAAATTCTCGGAGTCACGATTGACCACGCTCCGACTGCGACCACGATCGCCAGAGCGATGACGACTGGCATGACATTCGCTACGGACTTTTGTGCCGCAAGGTAGATGAAGTATGCTGCGGTCCCTGCTGCGAAAAACTGTATCTGCCCCGGGAATGTCATGTAAGAGAATAGGTGCGGCATCCCCGGGTGTACTTGTGCATTCAGGGCGGCGTAGCCCAAGACAATCCCAGCACCCAGAAATAATATGGAACTGCGGACGCCAATGATGCAGCCGATAATCAACGGCATCATGGCGTAGAAGATCATTTCGACACCGACGGTCCAGCCGGCCCAGACTAGGCTCCCCTGCTGGTCCGGCATGAAATTGAAAACAAAACCGAAACTCAGAATCGCATCAACGAGATTGTGAGGACCCATGATCCCCACAAAAGACGTTGCGATGATCATCAAATAGAACAGGGGCGCGATCCTGAAAAATCGCTTAACAGCGAACACCTTGATCCAGTCTGGACGCGCCATGTATCGAGTGGTCGAGTACATCAGCGAGAATGCGCTAATAACGAAGAACAGACGAACGCCCGAACCAAGATTCCTGTCGAAGCCACCCGAGGGAGCGATGCCAGCCACATCCCTTAAATGAAAAATCAAGACCATAAAAAATGCCAGGAATCGCAAGCCATGGATTCCTGCTAATTTCTTATCAGCGGCAAAGCTGCTTTTGGTATCTTGCAATTTCCTTTCCACCGGGAGACCCTCGATTCGAGCCGCGTCGCGGCGAAAGCCGCCACATTATCATGGAACCACCGCTTACCGAATGCGACGTGCACGGATTACGCCGGTTCCAGTCAGCCCGGTTCCGGCATACCCGGCTTCGCAGGTTAAATACACGGTGGTCGTTGTCGCAAGACTCTCCCGTACTACGGGGGTTGACATGATTTGCTGGGCAATAGCGAAACTGGTCGACGAGCCGTTCCAAAGACCGACAGCGCCTAGCGTTGCTGATGTCGTGCTAATGCCAGCATCGATTAATGTGAGCGACGTAACGGAACCTATGTTGGTGAATTGCACCGTACCACTCACGTCCCAATCGCCAGCAGTTAAGCTCTCACTGGCACAATTGTTGGGAATTGTGGACGAAAGAGACGTTCCTGATGTTGTAGCTGGCTGGTACTCGCCAATCGCTCCGGCGTTCGCGTTGTCGTTAGTGGTCGTGCCGACGTAGTTCTTGCCGTAGACGGAAGACCACAGATTGGTAGAAGACCCTAGCGTGAATGTATTGCTTGTGATCGGCTCGGTAATTCCCGCCATCACCTCCGCCCCCCCGGTATAACCGAGTACCACATTATTTGCAGCCGACATGTTGAGTATCGGCTGCAAAACAGCGCCGCTTGTCAATGCGCTGATGGGTGCGTTGTTCGGCAATGCGATCCCCGCGGTGCTAATCGCGGCGTTCTGCATGTTGACGCCATACGTGTGCGTACCGGCCAAAAGATAAGACTGAGTTGCGGTGCCTTCATCCTCAATCGAGCTTCCAGCAATAGCCCCGCTATTCGCACTATCAAAATAAATCCCGCGTTGCCACATATCATTGGCACCACTTATGATAATGGCGGCTTGAGATTTGAACGACCCCGCCCCAGAAAAAAGCAGTCCAGCATTATAAGGATTTGCGACTGTGACGTAATTATTGGCATTACTGTTGTTGTAGTCGATTTCCAGCCCGATCAGGCCATTAGAGCCGACACCCGAACCGGACTGTGCTACGAGGTTAGCGGCCCAGGCGGACCCAGCGCCGGCAACTTGGCTAACACCGGAAAAGAATGCAACCTTATCGCTGTTTGGCGTACCCAGACCATTCCCGGTATTGGCCGTCATGTTGATCTGGAAACCCCACTCAGGCAGCGAAGCTTGCGTAGTCGTGTAGTTGTCGAAGAAGTTTCCGTACGCAAGGAATCCGTTGCCGACAGGCGTAGTCGACTGGGCGCCCCCGCCCGTGATCTGCACGCCGTTCGTGCCAGCAAAGGTCGCTGTAGTGCCGCCGATCGGCACCGATACGCTTGTCGCTGCAACTGCCCCGGGCGTCGTGCCGCCGATCGCTCCAGGCGAAGCGAAAGTAGCGCCACCAAGAGTTGCCGCATTGATTGCGCTATTGCATACGAACCCGGTCCCGCTTGCCCAGCCCAGCGCGCCTGCCGATGTGCTGCAGCTTGGTACGGCCAAAGCCGTGGGGCTTGCGGTCGAAGCTGCACCATTCCCGAGGATAGTATTCGCTGCTTGCGTCGCGTGATCGGCTGGCGTTACAAGCCCGGTCGCAGTCAATGAGCCGGTGATGGTGGGGCTTGCGATAGCTGGCGTTGCCAACGCTGGTGAATTGGATAGCACAGTCGAGCCGGTGCCAGTCGATGTCGTGGCACCTGTCCCTCCGTTCACTGCACCCAGTGGCGTTTGCAAAGTCAGGGAACTGAACGTAGGAGACGGATAGGTCTGCCCAAAAGCAAGTGCTGGGATAAGCAATGCTGCGAGAATGGTTCTTTTCATGATATCGAGATTGCCCCTTTGTTATTCCATACGACGCCAGCAGAAGCAGGCAGAGTTGTCGGAAGGCCGGTGGCCCATGCAGTCGATGAGCCCGAGGTCAATATCGCGGCGAGTTGCGAAAGCGGCATCGTGCACTTAGCCAATTGACCATTCTGAGACTGATAAATCGTGACCAGTTCTGCGCCGGTTATTGGCTGAGGAAGTCCATAGATTTCTACCGTTTGATTAAACACCTATAGCTCTCCACGTGAAGGATGCGGCCGCGAATGCTCCTGACAAATTCCATGTAGTGACATTGAAGCCAGTGGCACTCACTGCTCCAAACGAAGGGAAGGTAGCCAATGGCCCACTAGAATTGACGCAGGTTCCAGTTAATGAGAACGAGGCGCTAGTAAATGGAATCGGGAACGTTATAAATTGATTTGCGCTGGCCGTGCCATTAACGGCTCCCCACTGCTCTATCGTTCCATCGGGAAATTTTCTCCAACCGTTCAATCCGACACTTGAGGGAAACTGGCCGAGATTGAGAGCTTGAGAAGGTTGCGTCGCTGGCCCTACTTGGAGGGCATCCACAACGACGTTCGTTCCATTGCCTCGCAATTGAGTCTTCCCGCCTTGCGCCAGCGTGACCGACGCGCCGCCGCTGGTGAGCGCGGTGACAACGAATGCACCCGTGGTCGCATTGATGACATCCCATTCCTGAGCGAAGGCCGGAAAAGTCAGCGCCACCGCTCCGGTCAGCGTGCCAGTCAGGACAATGATCGGTTTCGAGTACTGCGCCGCCGAGAGCGTGACATTCGCGTTCGTCAAGGCAATCGATGCGGATGTCGAGAAGAACATCGGTAACCAGTTCACGCCCCCCGTAGCCGCGATCGTGGTGCTCGATGCGCTCTGCGAGGTCTGGACGTTGTATGTTCCCGTGCCACCTGTGCCAGTACCCAGCGAAATGATCTGCGTGCCCGAGGTAACCCCCGTACCGGACAGGATTTGCCCGACCGTCACAGTCCCGGAAGCAACTGCGGTAACCGTTAGAACGGTGCCAGAGATGGAGCCGGCGAAGGATGCACTCGCCGCGTCAGGATCGGATAGGTTGTTGTCGGCGGTTGACCGCCAAAAGCCCGTGTAGTCCGCGCTTTGAAGAATGGCGCCATTCGGATAGCCTCCGATTGCCTCAGCGAATGCAGTATTAAAGATCGGCTCTCCACCCACTTGGCTCCATTGAACGCCGGCCGTGGTTTGGTAGAGTATGCCGTTCGTATCTTGGCCAAAAGGAGGCGTTCCGCCGGCCGCGACCGCAACAAAGGTAACGGGCGGATAGCCGTCATTGAGTGACGCTGCGCCAGCGGTTATCCCGATCTGCGATGCGGCAGGAATCGTCCTGATAAACCCAGCACCGGCGGCATGAGCAAACGGCGCAACGAAAGGAGTGGGCGACTGGGATGCGAGCATAAATTCTCAATAGGTCAGGCGATGGACACGACGCCACCGTTATTCCAGAGTTGGCCAGTGCCAATTCCGGGATTGGAAAGCGGGAGATTTGCGCCAGTGAGATAAAGCAAAGCCGAGGGTGAAATGCCCGGGAAATAGACGGGCGCCGCAGTCGGATTCGGCGTCGTGGTGCCTGCAACAGAAACGACACCGCCGTTGTCCCAGAGAGCGCCTGCCAGTAACCCCGATGGAGATGTCGGGTAGCCAATGATCCCCGCGCCCATGGCGAGAACGCCGCCATCGCTAAAGAATCCGAGTTGAACTATTCCAACCTGTACACCGGCGGGTCTTGGCAGTACTCCTGACTGAGCAACAATCGCGTATTGAACTGGAGACAGCGTGAATTCGAAGGTGTAGGTCATGGTCATGTTCTGACCATCGGTACACCAACATTCTCCGGACGAACCAAACAACGTCATCAGGATCTGATTGATGCTCGCGATCGAGCCGTTGCTGATGTTCGCGTAGGCTTTCGCGAGGATCAGTTGCAAAAAGGCTTGGTCTGTCAGTGCGTAGTTGCCCGTCGTCGCTGCTCCGCTATAGAACGGCGCCTGGTTAAACGGCGTTTCCACGAGACCGTCGCCAGCCTCCTCAAATCCAAGCCACGCGCCGCTTGATACTTGTAGGACTCTGTTAACGCCGACGATTCGACCCCACACGTCGAGACCGTAACCAGTTGCCGTTAATACGTTCCAAATGCTGTTGTAAAAGGCATCGATGTTCGCGCTTGGATCGACTGCTGCGCTGAAGCTGCCAATGAGGCTAAGAATCGTCGGGCTGTTCGCGAACTGGCTGAGTATCGTTTCCTGATAGTTGAAGGAATCAGCCATATCAGACCAACGTCAAAAGCACATTCGCCGCGGCAAACGTCGGCTCCTGATTGATATTCATGGTGACGTCGTTCTGGTTCGGAATCACTCCAACCATCGTTTCGCTCGTTACCGTTTGCGCAATGCTCACTGTCCACGACGTTCCGCTACCGGCTGTGATCTGAGTACCCGATACGATGTGGCCTGACGCGTCGGCTATGAACTGGCCGATTGCGATCGTGCCCGATGCGACGCTTGAGACAGTCAGCGTGTTTGCAGCGATGGAGCCGGTGAACGTGGCAGACGGGACGTTGATGCACCCGATCTGCAACGAAATGATCTGTGCCCACGAGCCCAGTGCGGCGACATCGGAATAGAACCGGCTCGCGAAGAGTTCGGAGCCAAGGCGCGGCACAGTGCCGCCGTCCTGACCGGAAAAGGCCGAGACAAACGCGGCTTGAATCTGCGCCAACGCAGTCGACGGAACTGCCGCACTGTTCTTAAGCGTCACCAAAAAGAAGATTGGTGTATTGATCGCTGTCTGGAACGACACCGTGTAGCTGGGCGGCGACGAATAAAGAGGATTCGGGTCTGTGACCGTGACGGGCGTGTTGCCGGTGTAATTACAGCCGGGCGGCTTTTTAAGCCAGATCGCCTGTGCGACCGCCAGATTGGTGTAACTCCCTGCCACGCAAACATAGAGGCTATTCGCGTTGAGCGTAATGCCGCCGATCGTCGCGGGGGTTCCGAGATCGTTGTCGATCACATAAGCATCGACCACACCTGGCACACTCAACACATTGGCGAGGATCGAGTCGAGCATCCCTACAGAATTAAGCGCAACGCTCTGCTGCCGGCGCAATTCGAAAGCTGCGCGACTTTCAACAGCGCGCCCGATTACGCCCGACGTACACGTAACGGTGTCCCAGCCCGGAATAGCCTGATAGATCGTGACGGCATTGCTTGCAGGAACCGCGATAGGGCCGGTCGTCAGGCAAGCAAAAGCGAGCGTGATCGTGCCGCTAATCGGAATCGTGCCGCCGACTGTGCAGGCATAGATGTTCCCGCTTGCGTCCTGAATCTGCGCGCCAACAGGGATCGGCACATTGACCAACCCAACGCACGCGATTTGCAGCGTCGTCGGCTGCGCGGCAAGACGCGTCAAGAAGTAGATGGCCGCTATGCCGTCTTGCCACCGGCCCGACGCGAAGGCCGGGTCAACGTTATTGGTGATGTAAAGGAACTGAGAATTGGCATCGCCCACAATCGCCGCTTCCGATTGCGCAAGTTGGCCCTGAGGCGTCGTAAGTGACTGGTCAAGCGTCCCGCCGAAGGCCTGGTTGATATCTGCCTGTACGCCAGTCAGAATTGCGGACTCTGCCGGCAGAACGAACCCGGTTGCCCCGAACGTAGGCGACGGAACGTTAGTTGTTGCCATGGATCAGCCATAAAAAAAGCCACCCGAATGGGTGGCTTGGTTATCTTGAACGGTCAGGACTAGAAACTGGCAGCAGTCGTGACGCCGGCTGTATCCGTCACTTGAATCTGTCCTTGAATTTGGCGACCCGCAAACTCGGTTATGAACGCTTGCGCGCTAACCACTCCCTGCACCGTTTCTGCAGCCGCGACCAGTTGCGCCTTGACATATTGCAGAGTCGGGAGTTGGCCTAGGATCTGTGTGAAATAGGGGATGCCCACCGTTTGATCGTAATACACGTCATTTATGAACGTCCGGCATGCCGTGGCAGCATTCTGAGCTAGAGCATACGGGTCCGACGCAACGGCAATATTCCCAAAGCTATCAACGGCAAGATCCCATGTCGATGGATTCAAGTACAAACTGTTCATCGCATTTCCTTGTACGCAAGAGACTATTGCGGAGGGCCACCGAGGCCCGTTCCGCCCGAGGCGGTATGCTGGTGCGTGCTGTCTATCGCATGGCCGTTTGAAGTGATAGACCCGACGAACTGCACCGCACCTGTAATCAGCGATGCGACTCCGCTACCGACGCTGCCCGTCATGCCAGCGAGCCACGACAACAGGCCTTGGATAATCACAGCGCCGCTAAAGTTTGATTGAGGCGAGTTGACCGTGAAAGACGTCGATGCGTTGTTGACTATGACCGGCGCCGTCAAAGTAATCTGGGTCGGCGACGTCACAGCAATGCCGGTCGAGCTAAACGCGATGTACTGGCTCGGCGTTCCGTTCAATATCCCGCCGAAGTAGACCGCATCCGACATCGAGAAACGACGTTTGCTGCCCGGATTAGCTTGCGCCTTCGTGGCCTTCACGCTTGAGATATCGCGATCAGCGAACCCAGCAAAGCCGATGTCGCCAACTTGTGGATCAATGATGATTGCGTTCGCGCCGCCCTGAAGTCTGAAGTACGGTACGTTGTAAAGCGGCCCGTGCGGCTCCGCGTTGTTATATCCATCAAGCTGATTCACCAGCGGTTGCAGGCTCACAAAGCCCACCGGCGAGACCCCACCGGCGTTCGTCACGCTCAACACTTGGCATGGTTGCATCGTGCGCACGCGCGCCAGAATCGACCAGACCAGAAACGTGTTGGCGTTGTAGTCCGAGCCGTTGTCTGTCGCTTCCGCAGTGCCTAGATATCCGACCGGATTAACCACTGAACGGCACTCCAAGAATGTGCGTGAACCACTGACCGCCAGGCATTTCGCTTTCAAGCGAATGAGATATCTGCGTCGCGATCCACTGACCGCAAGCCGCTGGGATCGAGCTTTGCACCTGAACCAACCCGCCTATGACGACCGATGGATTGAATATCGTCGTGACCATCAGGCCGTTACTTGAGAACGTCGGATAACCAACCATCCCCGTTGCCGTGGAAATAACCGGCGTCGATGTGTTGCGCGCCCCGCCCTTCGGCCAAATTTGCAACGTGCCGACATCGATTGCGAAGTTGATGTCCGCCGCCTGCGCGCACTCCCGTATCTGAGCGAGAGCCGTTCCCGGGAAATACGGGTTTGACAACTGCACTGAGACGCCGTTGTTCACGAAGTTCAATCCGGCCATCGTCGCCAGCGATTGCATGATCGTCCCGACATCAGCGGCGCCGGGATAGCTGGACGCGCCCACCGGCTTGAGTGAAGCGGCGAGACCGCCTACCGCGGCGATATTCAGCGCCGTGTCGGGGATCTGGTTGTAATCCCCCCACGCCTGCCAGATCGTCCCGTTATAGATCGTTGTGAGCGCCGAATCCGCGTCGCCCACCGCGATCAGCACCGAGTTTTGATACATCACTGCCGAGTTGATCGGGCCGATTGTCGTCAACTGGTTGATCATGGCGGGAGGCAGGCCATAGACCAACAACTGGACTTGCGGCATCGCGTCGCCGCCGAACTGCTGAATCTCAGCCTTGATGCGCAAACCCGTGAGCGTTACCGTGTTGGCGCCCGTGTCACCAAATTGGCCGGTGCCAAGCCCTATCGTGAGCTGAATCTGTTTCTGGGTGAAGGCCATCAAGCCGCCCCATTTAGATCTGCCGGGGTCAAATAGCAGAGCAGGAACCGCGTACCAAGACCGGGCGACGAAGGGTCGAGACCCGTGCTCGGTGGCGTGAACGTTCCCTGTTGGTCGATAAACATCAGATCGCCAATAAATCCCAAGTACGCGCTCCGCACAATCCGAACCATGTTCAGGCAAAGAACGCCAGTAATGATCGGTGAATTATTGACAGACACATCGCAGTACAGATGATTGTTGTTCTTTTGGTACAGATTGATTTGCGTGTTCTGACCGCCAAGCTGCACCGAAGGAATCGTCTGCGAAAAGACGTCGTTGATCGGGATGATTTGCATGGCTATTGTGACTGACTCGCGGCTGCCGATTGTGCGGTGGTTGGCGTTTGCGGCTGGACGCTCCCGGTGCTCACCGGATCAGCGCCACTCGGAGCAGCCGTGTTTGAAAACGTTGCCGTGGCCGTCTCCCTGACTTCCTCAAGTTCAAGATCGACAGAGATCAGGCCAACGCCGTTCGTCGAGGTCCGGTGCAGCGCGTAGCTGACGAAGTTGACGTTCTGAATCAACGCTCCCTCCGGCATCACCACGTCAAACAGATCAAGCGATTCGGCGACCGCGGCAACCTGATCAAGAAACGCCTGCCGATCCGCTACCGTGCCGCCTTTTGATAGACGAATCCGCGTATCGCTCGGCAATGCAACCTTGTTATAAGACTGGAACGAGCCCTCTTCGACTGGGTAATTCGGAATTTTCCAGTCCCGTTTGAAATCCAGGCTGATCATGGAATCCGGCTCCAAGGCCAGCGTTCCGTCTTGATTAAAGATGCCCCATTGCGGACCAGCAAAAAGGCCGATGACATTCAGGGCATCCGCAACCAGCAGCACGGCCGTGTTCGTGACATTGGCAAGCTGCCCGAGCAGAGCCGGAATTCCATTTGCCATTACGTGAGCCCTGTATTTGCCTGCGGAACGGTGAAGCTGTATTTGCCAACGGCCTTACCGAACTCTTTCGCAATGCCTTGCGCGTCGGTGGCCTGCGTATGGATCGTGATCGGGCCGTTGATGTTTGTCTCGGCACTCGACGTCATGCTCGACACCCGAGACGCCCATGAACCAGCACCTCTAGCGCCGGCCGACTGAGAAGCGATCAAGCCGGCATTAGCTCTGGCTGCAGCAGAACCCAGATCAGCGGCATTCTTGGCTCCGACTTCGCGCGCGAAAATAGCACTAGAAAGAGCGTCAATATTTGCCGAAGAGAGCTTCTGGTCGGCTCCGACTCCAAGCTTCCTCGATACTTCCGCGATGTAGCCAGAAGTATCGTTTTCGCTTGACGGCGCATATTTGCTCACAACCTTCCGAATCGTGTCGTTACCTTGCAGAAGGTAGTTTTGCAGAAGCGCGCGCTGGGCAGCTACTCCTGCTTCCATTGACGGAAATATGGCGAACCCGCCGCTGTCTCTCCCTGTTGCGCCATTCTTATAGGCGAAATCACCGTATCTGATATTGCCAGGGTTGTTGTTTCGAATGCCGCGAGGCGCATGCGGGCCTTGCTTAAACAATTCACCTAACTTGCCGAAACCCCCGGCAGGAGGCGGGGCTACATCCGGCGTGACGATGCCGCCAGCCATTGCTTCGGCGACATACTGGTCATGGTTCGGGCCTGCGGCAATCGCTTTATCGAACGCAGATTTTCGTGCCAGTTCAGCAGCAACCGCCACGCCAGCAAGAGCAGCAATCGCGCCGGGTCCAGATAGGGCGATTGATGCGAGACCGCCGCCAACCCCGGATAGCGCTGCGGCTAATTGGAGCAAAGGGGTGGCAATCGAGAGTATCTTCAGCGCAGCCAGTGCGATCAGAACGTTCTTCCAGCCACCTACCGAATCTGCCGCCTTATCTGCCCATTGGACAAACTTCTGAACCGATGTCACTGCGTTCTCAACCCACAGACTGATATCGGCCTTGTGATCAGCCACCCAGTCAGCCATCTTTTGCAGTTTCTGCAGCCACGTTTCGAATACCGGAATCAGTTCGAGCAGGATCGTCGTCCCGACGTACTGCAGCCGGTCACGAAGATCAAGCCACGCATTCTTGAGTTTTAGCGCCTGCTCGGCCTGCTTCTCGGTGATCGCTGAATTCTTTTCCTGAGCAGCAACCAAAGCGAGAATCGCCTGGGGTCCCTGCTTGATGAAATTGAACTCTTCACCGCTGATGCCCATTGCCTGAGCAACATATTTAGCGCGGGCCGGATCGACATTGAACAGGTTCTGAACGATCTTGGCGCGCGCGAGCAGGAATGAATTCCCATCCTTCAGATCACTGGTTTTCCCGCCGAAGCGCAGAAACATTTGGATCTGATCACTGACCTTACCTAAGCGAAATCCGGCGATCTGCTGCTGGGAGTCCTGCAACGTGTTCGTGATACCTTCTGCGCTACCGCCCGCCCGTTCTGCTGCGCGCTGCCATGCAGACAGGTCCTGCGTGCTCATCTGCAGATTCTTGGCCATATAGCCAAGATTGACCGCCGCGCCGATGGTGCTTTCGGTGAAGTCCTTCAGGCCCATGCCGGCGGTGAAGACCGCGAGCAGTGCCAGGACTTCATTGCGCACTTTCTTGAACGACTCTGCGGCGGCTTTGTTCCGCGTCTCGATGTCCTTCGTGGCCTTAGTTTCTTCGGCCGACAGCTTTTTAGTGGCGTCCGTTACCTGATTCTTGCCGGTAATAAATGCTTTGGCGTCCAAGCCGAGTGTCACGAACAGCGCGTCGATCACAGTGCCGGCCATGAATATCCCTTAGACTTTGTATCACCCCAACTCAGGAGCAAAAATGATGAAAAAGACGTTTTTCTTGGCCTTGCTCGCGCCTGTCTGCGCGATCGCTCAACAGGCTCCACCGCAGCAGGACCACTGCATGAGACTCGGAATGGCTTATCAGATGGTCGCTCAAGGCCGAGACAGCAACTGGCCACCGAAAACAGCGCTCAATACGATCACCGCATCGTCGGCATGGGGAATCTCTATCGAGCAGGGCAAGCAGATCGTCAATCTGGTCTACTCAGACCCCGGCTTTGTAAATGCCGGCGGCCCTGCTCTTGCAAATCAGGTATATCAAGCCTGCCTTTACCCGCATGGCAAGCCCAAGCCATTCCAGTGACCTACTCTTTCCGCGTGCTGAGCACGTGCTCGTTACGCCCGTCGACCACGATGATTTCGAGCAGATCGTAAAGATCCTCTGCGCCGAACACTGTCTGCAATTCGTGGAGCGTGGCGTACTTCCGAGAAACGACCGTACCGATCGAACGCGGGATGTTCGCGTACTCAATCAGGCCTTCGTCGCTGCTGCCGCCTCGTCTGATTTTGAGCGGGCGGCGGCTAGAAAAAAATCAAGGTGCAATTCGAGCACAGCCTTCCGTAGTTGCAGCCGCGTCGACACTTCCTCGATGTCATCCTCGATGATCGGGCCGACACCGCCATACCCGCGCTTGACAAGCGGTTGCCTCGGATCAGGAACAATCGCGATGCAATCCATCATCTCGTCAAAGAGCGGTTTGGCCAGTTCATACGGCACCTTCGACAACGACTTGATGCCGATGGCGGCGATGCCCGCGAGACCAGCCGACAGAAGATCGTCCGGGATCTCGACGCCGCAATTCATCATGACGAACAAGGCGCGCGTCGCCCATGCTTCGCTCTGCGATGCCGGGAGCTCGGTAATGTGGAACATCTTGCCGTGATCGCGACCCGCCGATTCGATCACGAGCGTTTTGGTTTTTCTCATGGCGTCGGCGCTCCGATAACGCTTTGGAAGTGAATCTCAAACTTCCGCGGCTGAAGGACTTTCTTGCCGTCCGCAAGGGGCGAATAGTTCTTCATCACGCCATTACCGAGCGTGTAAAGCTTCTTGACCGCTGGTTGAATAAGGGAGCCAAAGAAGAAGAACGGCGCCTGCGCGGCTTGTTCTGCCGCATAGACCGCTTCGAAGAAAGTTGTGCTTGGACTGTCGGCCTGCAACATGATCTCCAAGACCTTGATCTGCGGAATCCAACCGGCCGACAGACGGCCATCGGCACCAAGCAACACCTCCTTGATGTCGACGTTCGCCATCGAATACATGTCGTCGGCTGCAAACCCGGATAGCGTTTGCGGGGCAGGGTAAAAGTTGGTAACCCCAAGGGCCAAAATTGAATTTGCGGACGTGATATCGGCCATTATTGAACCTCAATTGATGCGATTTGGACCAACTGCACGGATCCGCCCTGGCAGTACCAGAAGTTAATACCCGGCGATGTGCGCGCGCCGCGAATCTGCGCAGTGGCCGGCGTAATCTGCAGGTACCACCCCTGCGCTTGCAGGACGTTCGCGATGCTCAGACCGGCGGCGTTGTTCACTTCCGCAATCTGCAGCGCTGACAGCGAAGTGCCAGGAGTGATCAAACCGAAGTTCGTCAACTGCGCGATCGGGGTCTGCATCGCGGCGTAGATCAACGCATAGCCAGCAGCGTTGTACGGGATGGAGCCCACCGTCGTGAGCAACGTCATCACCGACAACTGGAACTGGCTGTTGAGATAAATCTGGCCGACATACGCATCAATCCACTTGAACGGACCCGAGATAGAGCCGGGATAGTGGAACGTGAATTGCTGGTTTGCTGTGGCGTAACTGCCGTAGTAGTTATAGCCGTTCGCGATCAGGTTAGCCGCGACCGTCGCATTCGTCACCGTTGCAACCAGACCAGATTGAGACTTGAACGCGAGCGTCGATTCGCCGTTCGTCGCATTGAAGTTGATCGACGCAACCGCGCCTGCCTCGAATGCAGCCAGCCCGTAAGGGATCGTCGGCACCCACTCCAATACCACGCCGGAGATGCCGGCGGCCTTGATCAGTTGCCCCAGCGACGCCGCCGCATTGTTCGATGCAGTCGGCGTAACGTCGGTGTCTTCACAGACATATTTGAATTCGTCGTTCGTGGTGCCGACCCACTGCGAGAACAGATATTTCGTCGCGTTGCCATACCCGTTGTCCGGATCGAAGATCGTGAAGAACGTGGCCCAGTTGGTCGTCTGCGCGACGATCGCCGGCATGAACGTGGCCGGTACAGCAGGAGCCGCGCCCTGCGAAGTCACTGCGCCTGTCGCAGAGGTGAGATTCAGCGAAGCCGACAGCGAGCCCGTCGCGAACCCGATCGTGCCGGCGGTGCCCGGCGTGCCGCCCGTCAGGACGAACGCGCTCGACACGCTGTCGTATGCACAAGTCAAAGGACCGGCGCTAACAGCCGTTGCAGAGACGGTCTGTGCGCCGCCGCTGGTGATGTACGTACCTGCCTGACCCGTACCGGTGCCGAGCGCCGTGATGGTAGTGCCTGCGACGATCGTGCCGCCGCTGATGACCTGACCAACAGCCAGCGTGCCGCTTGAAACGGTCGCAACCGTCATCAGACCGTAGCTCTGCGTGACTGCGGTCGACGCAACGGTCTGGTTGGCGGATACCGTATAGGTGCCGATGCCACCCGTCGTGCCGGTCAATTGACCCGTGATGGTCGTCCCGGCGGTCACTCCAGTGCCGGACAGAACACCACCCACTACCAGAGCGCCCGTGCTAACGGCCGTAACCGTCAGCGTGTAGCCCGTAATCGAGCCGGTGACGCTGGTCGCCGTACCTGCTGCAATGGTCGTGGTCGCCGCGGTCACAGCGTCGTACGCCGCGAAACCGGTCTGGATCAGGCCGGCCGCATTCGAGAAGCTGGTCGCCGCCGAGAGGTTGATCGTGCTGCTGGTCTTGGCAACACCTTCCACCGTCACCGTCAAGGTGCCGGACAAAGCCTGCAATTGCGCGAGAGTCAGGGAAAGCGAGCCGCCGCGCAGATAAGCGGAAACTGCTGACTGGTTGTATTGCGCGAACAGCATCGCCGCCGGGAGCACGCTTGAACCCTGATAACCGGCGAAGTAGATCGCAGCAGCAGCAGCTTCGGGCGATGCCGGGCCGTAATAGCTCGACACGGACGCGGCAGCCGGAAACGACGGCACGGTACCAATCGGCGTGCGCGTACCATTGGTCAAGCAAAGTCCGATCAATTGCAGCGCCGAACCGCCAGCGCCGATGACGCTCGGATTTACGCCAACTATTTGTGACGCGGGAATACTCGGCATTGCGGCTCCAAATGAAAAACCCGCACTCGGCGGGCTCTAGAAACGAAAAACCCGGCACTCGGCCGGGTTGATTTGATGGGGCGAAACTTACTTAGGGCGGATAAGTCGCATCGACTTCGATGAGTTCGACATTCAGCGCCGAGGCGAACTGCTGCGGCACGGTAACGACCTGATTCGCTTGCATGACGACATCGATCGTCCAACGATTCTCGAACTGCTGTTCCGCGTTCATAAACGGGACTTGCCGCGGCTCACTCGCGTACAGAGGCGTTACATCGACCCCAGATGTTGCGAATTGGTCGACCGCATATTCATCGCGCCATGTCGTCGAGATAATCTGCGTGTTGTCCCCGGAATTTGGCCCGTGAACATCCAACTGAATCGTTACTTTGGTCGGTTGCAGCAGCATCTGTGTGCCCGCCGCAATGACTTGACTTGCGACTGCCTGTGACGGCGAAACGGTGTAAGTACCGA